GAGTATCACTCGATTATCAAAGAGTTGGAGGAAGCCGGACTTTCTAGGGCCAGAGCAAAGGAATCAGCCCGGTTTTTGTTGCCTTACGCCAACCAGATCCGCTTTGTGGTGACTTTCAACTTTAGAAGTTTCATTAGTTTTCTGAAGTTACGTTTCAGTGATCATGCACAGCAGGAGATTTGTAACATTGCTCAAGAAATGCTTCGGTTGGTCAAGATTGAGGACAGGTTCAAGGATTCGCTTACTGCATTCGGCTATTGACAGACCTTGTAACTTTTTTGTTTGTACTGTATAATCAGTGTTTTAGATGACTCCTCGTAGACCCGACATCAAAGAGTCTGACATCGTCCAGTATCTTCAGTTAAATCTCGGAGGACAGACTGAAGTACCGACAAAACTAGGACGTATAGATCTTTTGGTCGGTAATACGATTATCGAGTGTAAGAAGTTTGAACAGTGGAAAGAGTTACTCGGTCAGTTGCTGATTAATCAGCGTTGTTTACCAGACAAGCGATTCGTAGGCGTTACTTACCATTTCCGAGAACCCGACAATCTATCGGACGTACTAAGTATCTTTGAATCCTACAACATTCAGTTAATCGTGCTGATCGGTGATGAGAAACTCAGAGGCATTTCTAGAAGTCTTATCTCGGCTAAAAGAAGATCCGCTTTGGCACTTTTCAAAGTTCCAGATCGAGAGATTCGGAACCGGGGAGTTGATTCCCTTCGAACTGAACAACGTTCAGCGCATTCTACACTATCGTTGTGAGAGGCAGAAACAGAAGACAGGCTTTGTCCGACAAGTAGTGCTCAAGCCACGCAGAAGTGGTTTATCGACCTACTGTCTGGCCCGATTCTTTCGGGCCGCACTGATTGGACAGAACATGAGAGTGGCAATCATCGCACACGATGAACCGACCACGATCACTTTGTTTAACATGGTCAGGTTAATGCTGAAGCATTACCCGACACCCCTCAAACCAAAAGAAGGCTATTCCGGTAAACGTGAACTTTCTTTTGCTGATCTAAACGTCCGGTTCCGTTTGGGAACAGCAGGAGGATCAGATATTGTAGGTGACCAGATCAAGCTTCTGCACTGTTCAGAAGTTTCTCGTTGGGGGGATAAAGCCTTTGATTATGCTGGTGCTTTGCTTCGTAACGTAGCGATTGCCGAAGGCACTGAGGTCATTTTAGAGTCAACTGCCCGAGGAATGGGTGGTTATTTCTACGACAGTTACTGGTCAGCACACAAAGAAGAATCCCGAGGTGGATGGGAAGCCACGTTTTTTCCGTGGTATGTGTTTGATGACTACACCCTCCCCTTTGATTCTGAAGCAGAACGTGAAGAGTTTGAGGAATCTATCGGGAAAGATCCTCGTTACGGTGGTGAAGAGGAACTAAGATTACTTGAAGAGTCTATTTCTTACGATCTTGGTTCAAAAGATCCCGAGACTTTCAAGGTCTCACTAGAAAACCTGAAGTGGCGAAGACTGAGCATTGATGTGAACTGTCAAGGTTCACTAGACCAGATGCATCAGGATTATCCGACAAGTAGCCGGGAAGCTTTTCTGGCAACCGGACGGATGGTTTTCAATCGAGAGGCACTGGAGAGGATTCGCAGTAGAGTAGACGCTCAAAAGAAACCGGAAAAGTATACTCTCCCGACAAATCGAACAGAACCGACAAATGGTACTCTCAAGTACTTGATGGAACCTGATCCGACAGGTGAGCTTGAGGTCTACGGAGATCCGATTCCAAATCGAGATTATCGAATTGGGGTGGACGTTGCGGAAGGAATTGAAGTCAATGATCGAGATACAGATTGGTCGGTTGCCGTAGTTATTGACGGTTTTACACTGGAGCAGGTAGCTCAATTAAGGACAAAGGTTGACCCCGATCAACTTGCTTGGAAGCTGGTAACCCTAGCGCAGTACTACAACGAGGCACTGGTTGTAGTGGAACGAAACAATCACGGTCTGGTGACTCTTCGATCTCTGTTGGACAAACACAACTATACTCATCTCTACAATGAAATGAGGTTGGATGAGAGAGGTCAGAAGCGGACAAAACGTGTCGGTTTCCTCACGACAATCAAGACTCGACCTCAGTTAATTGACACTCTACGAGAGTTACTTAGGGATGAATCACTGCTGATTCGGTCTCCTGTTTTGGTAGACGAGTTAATGACTTTTGTCACTCTTCCCAATGGAAAAGAAGCAGCAAACACAGGTGCTCACGATGACTGTGTAATGTCTGCTGCATTAGCTTGTTGGGGTGCAATGCGACATCCTGCGAACCGAATATTTCATAATGAGATCCCTAGCAATCCAAGACCTACCTACAGGCATTTTAGCCATGTCTAACGTTCAGGCTTTAGTCAAGGAATGGCGTTATTTACTAGAAGAAAAGCGCAACGAACCGTTTACTTCCTTTGAATTGACTGATGTGAATGAACGTATTGCCGAGGAGTTGCTGGAGACTTTAAAAGAAGTGGAGGCAGACCTTGATTGATCCAGCAGCACCAATGAATCCCGAGAATATTGAGGACTCACCAGAAATTGATAAGGATGAGTTAGCCGCACTGGTTCGTGAAAAGTTTGAGAAAGCCAGAGATTTTCGAAGAACCATTGATTATGAGAGGTGGCTACCCGGAGATGATGCGTACAATGGGATCTATGTGACCGAGGTTAATAAACAGAGTGGCAAGAATCCACCGTTTATGAACCTGACCCGTAGAGAGGTCAATGCGGCACACATCAAGATCAACTCAATGTTGTTTCAGAACAACAAGATTCCTTTTACGATCAAACCAGCCAGACAACCTAGATTTGTTCCTGCAGATATTCATCAGATGGCAGAGGGTATGCCGCAGATGTCTGACAAGGAACGATCTCAGTATATCAAGGAATTAGCGAAGCACTTACCCCTGCACGAGATTTTAGATGATCGTGCTCGGAATATGGAGCAAAGAATTCGGGATATTCTGGATCAGACGAATTTTACGAAAGAGATAGGGAAGGCACTTCATGAAATGTGCTTACATGGCACAGGAATCCTCAAGTCTCCTGTACTGTCTCGTAGAAATTTCCCTGTGTACTCTGGTCGGTTTTCAGGACGGTTGGAGAGTATTGAGAGTGCAGTCGAAGCAGAACTCACCCCGACAGTAAAGTTTGTTTCCTGCTTTAATCTATATCCGTCACCGGAAGCAACTTCGTTAGAGGATGTAAGTTACATTGTTGAGCGCACCAGCATTTCCAGTGTACAAGCTCGACAACTACTGACTACTGAATCTGGTTATGACGTAGAAGCGATTGAGGATGTAGTCAAGCGCAAGAGCAACATCGGGGCATATCATTATGAAGAGCCTCTGAATCCTCATCAGGAGTCTTTTCAGGAAGAAGAGAAAGAGTATGAGCTTTTAGAGTTTTGGGGAACTCTGGACAAGGAAGATCTGGAGGGGTATCTCGACATCGAGGAGATGGACGAGATGATGGTCTTACCAGTTTGTATTACCGTTTTAGGAGACCGTGTAATCAAGTCTGTGATCAACCCCTATGACAGCACCCTTCCTTATCACTTTGCCTACTGGCAGCAGAATACGCACTCCATTTGGGGTGATGGCATTTACTGGTCGATTCGGGACTTACAGTCTCTAATCAATTTTACGATGTCGATGTATGTGGAGGGGAAAGAACTTTCTTCCGTACCAATGGTTGGTATGGATGCAAGCCAGTTGGCAGCAAACGAAGATCCGACAGACCTCTACCCCGGAAAGGTTTGGCAGTTTGCTCCGGGTGCAGATGTTGCCAGTGCGTTCCGACCTGTAGTGATTCCTGATGTCACACATGGTCTGATGGAGTTTATGCAGTTCTTGCAGAGGGAAGCCAATCTTTCTTCAGGACAATCACCGATTGGTATGGGTCAGACAGCAAGCTATCAGACTCGTACCGCAACGGGGATGAGTATCCTCAACTCCAATCAGCAACGTCAAACTGCTGCCGTTGTACAGTCTATTTCCAACATGTTGCGAGGTGCGCTCAACGGAATTTATCGATGGATTCTGGTGGACACTGATGACCCTGAGTTACATTGTGATGCCGAAGCACTCTGTACTGGGTATGAGCGTTATGTAGCAGAAGAAGTACATAATCAGCAACTTCTGCAGTTTATGCAGGTTCTTCAACAGTTACCGCAATTAGCGCAGGAGATGCGGATTGAGCGGTTAGCTAAACCTATTTTGGACGCATTTCAGCTTGAACCGGATGCACTTCTCAAATCACCGGAAGAGAAGCAAAAAGATCAGCAGCAGCAGATGCAACAGATGCAGATGCAATTGCAAATAGAGGCTCAAAAGAAATTGCAAGAAGGCCAGATTGAAGAACAGTTAGCCCGTTTAAAGGCCGCACTGGAAGAGAGACAGAGCATTGGACAGCAACGGAGGGATTTGGAGATTCAGCGAGTTCTCAAGATGATGGATCAGGGTCAACCTGTCCAACCTACGGATTTCTCTGATTTGTCAATTATGCTCAAAGAGGAGTTACGCAAGCTGGAACAGCAACAGATTCAGCAGAATCAACAAGAGCAACAAAAAGAATTAGAACGTCAAATCTTGCTAGAGGGATTATCTCGTGAACAAATGGCAAGCCAACAACCCCCAGCAGTACCCCCTAACTCCCGAGGAAATCGGGGTCTTGCGACAGAGCAAGATATGGCAGCATATCGAGGAATGGATCAGAACCAAGAGCAAAGCCGAGCAGGAGAGGTTGTCGAATCCGGTTAGCTCAGAAGATTTACATCTGCACAACGTCCGAGTCGGCAGACTTCAAGCCTTTAAGGAGATCCTCTCCTACCCGGACAAATTACAACTTTAATGAAGATGCTCTATGGCAGAACAAGAAACCGCAGAACTGGTTGAAGAAGTTGAAGAGGTAGACTCCGCAGAAGAGACCCCTGCTGAGATGACTGCTGCTGATCTGTGGTCTTCGATTGTTCAAGAAAAGCCAACTCAAAAACCTCAAGCCGAGGAACCGGAACCTGAAGAAGAACCGGAACCTGAAGAAGAACCAAAGCCAGAACCCCCTAAAGATGAGCTATTAAATGACCCAAAGCTTGTCAAACGATTTCGGGATTCTCAGGCATTCATTCAGCAGTTAAAGGCTGAAAACAAGGAGATGAAGGATAGCCTTCAGCAGTTGCAAGGACAGTTGCAATCTATGCAGCAGGTTAAGCCTCAAGCAATTCCTGATGAAACACCTACGGTTACCAAGCAGGATCTCAAAGAGTTTCTTGCTTCCATGCCAGAGGATGTCAGGGATGAAATTGCAGCGTTTCCTGATTTGTTCAGAGGCATCAATCATTTGATTGAGCAAAAGATCAACTCAGTGAAGCAATCAGTCGAACCGGACTTAGAACAAGTTCGAAAAGAACGACAAGCCAGACAAGTTGAAGTTGCCCTTGCCAAACGACACCGGGAAGCCAACCAACAACTTGGGATCACCAATGCAGAAGATTTGGATTTCAACAATCCAACTTTTGCTCAGTGGGTTTTATCCAGTAACTGGCGGAAATCTGTAGTCACAGACTTTAGCGATTCTGCTGGGTTTGTAGACCTGATGCGAGGTTTTCTCTATGAGTACCCCTCCGAAGCTAAAAGACCCCAAGCTGAACCGGAAGTGGAAATAGACACCACAAAGAGGGAGGAACGTAGAAAGACAGCATCCACCGTAGTTTCCCGAAAGCCAGTTCAGAAGAAACCTCCTGCACCTATTAGTAACCCAGATGACAAGTCGAGATTCTGGGAAAGAATAACGAATGTAAGTTAATTTAGGAGACCAAAATGGCTATTACGACTACCGCTTACGCTACGACTAGCGGTAATCTTTACGGAGACCTGTCAACCGA